GCACAAGGCGGGCACGTTGGGATGCAGATATGGCTAGGTAAGAATTGGCTGAATCAGAGCGATACTTTAAAGGTGGAAAATACCGACACATTGAAGGTACTCAAGATTGAAACTGAATAGTCACCAATACGAATTTATAAGTAGTAAAGCCAAGCACCCTGCATTAGTAGCGGGGTTCGGTAGTGGCAAGACTATTGTATTCTGCTTAAAAGGGCTGATTGAAGCGGGGTTGAATCCCGGGAAAACTATCCTACTTGCAGAGCCAGTATATCCAATGGTCAAGAACGTATTACAGCCCACTCTTGAGCACGTTATGAAAGACTATGGATTTGATTACTCGTATAAAGCAAGTGACTACAGATACAGGGTATCTTGGGCTGGTGGATGGGCTGATATACTACTCGGTAGTGCAGAGAATTACCAACGCTGGGCCGGGCTTAACCTGGCAGCAGGCGGAATAGATGAAGCAGCACTACTCAAAGACAATGGCGCATGGAATATGCTACTCAGTCGTTTAAGGGATGGAAACACCTTAACAGGATGGGCAACCACTACACCCGAAGGTTTCAACTGGGTATATGATACCTGGGTAGAGGAGATAAAGTACGGCTACGAGCTTATACAGGGGCGTACAGAAGATAATTCACATCTACCAGACGAGTTTATTGAATCGCTAAAGACCAACTACGACGACCGTTTAATAAAAGCATATATGAACGGTGAGTTTGTCAATCTACAGCATGGGCAAACATACTACCAATTTAACCGAGACAAGAACGTCCAGGCTAAATTGGTAGTACCGCATTTACCAATACGGGCAGCTATCGACTTCAATGTTGATCCTATGGCGGTAAGCGTTGGGCAACTCATGCCAGGTAAAAAGCCACAGGTTAATTGGCTCAAGACGTATAAGATTAAGCACAGTGGATCTGATGAGGTAATGACAGAGACGGCAGCACGCCGGATTAAAGCAGACTATCCAGGCACAAGGGTTATAGCATATCCAGATCCCGCAGGCAAGCACAGAGATACACGATCTAACCGCTCAGACCATCAGATATTAAGAGACGAAGGATTTGAGGTAAGGGCCAAGTCAAGCACAAGATCAGTATCAGAGGGTGTTAATGCAGTCAATAGGGGCATGGCATTTACTACTATTCACCCTGAATGTAAACCGCTTATAAAAGACTTGGAGCAAGTAATTAACAAGGATGGAACTAGGGAAATTGATAAGAGCAATAAGGCTCTTACTCACTATTCAGACGGGATACGATATTTTTATGACTATGAGTTCCCAGTTAAGAAACCTAATCACGGGAGTGTAAAGAGATGGTAACGCTTGCATCACAAGTATTAATCGAGAGTAAATTTAAATGGAATCAGTCACAGAAAAATGCCTGGCTTGAGGAACGAGAGAAAGCACTCGACTACTACCACGGTGAGACAGATAAATACACGAATGTTTACTTTGCTGATGACCTGCAAATACCCCGCGGCAATATCAACATTACTAAGCGTATAATTGATCGCACATCCCTTGTTTATATGGTTCCACCTAAGCGTATGATTAACGGTGAGCAGAACGACGATTACAACAAGATTACACACGCCAAAGATCACAAGTTTCAGAGATGGGAACGAATGATTAATCTCCTGGATCTTGTACCGCTGAGGGTTGTCTGGCGTATAGATCATTTTGAATACGATTTAATATTCAGCTTCGAGCCGATATTTTCAACAGATCCAATGAACCCTGTAGCGATACAATACCCCATTCAATCCTTTGACGATCAGAAAGAATCAAGGGATGAAGTATGGGCCTATGTAGATGCACAACAGAGTTTCTTATTCAGCAAGGCCACGGGTAATAGAGTTATCATGGAAGGTGACGACCCGGAAGACACTTCTCACAACTACGGGCTTATGCCTATTATATGGGGTTTCAAAGACGGCGTACCGGAACGAGGCTTCCTGCATACAGGCGTAGCCAATGACCTAATCCGGGTGAACGAGGGAATCAATGTAGCTAAGACTAACGGCTGGGCTAATATACAATTCCAATCATTCGGGCATGAGTGGATCAGTGGCTCTGATATACCACAAGATTTAAAGATTTCACAGAATGAGGCAGCACTATTAGGTGACGATGGTCAGATGGGTATAGTAAGCCCGCCAAACACGATTGATAGTGTCTCACAATCGATTATAGACGACTCTAAACTAATAGGCCATACTTACCACTTATCAGATGCGTTCGTAGAAGGGACTACTGCAGAATCAGGGGTAGCACTAAGATTACGCAACCAGGAGCTTATAGACGACCGCAAGAGCGATACTACCCGCTGCCGTAATTACGAACATGAAGCATACAAGATTGAACAAGCTATGGCTAAAGTCGAGATAGGCAAGAACTTCCCGGATGATTTCAGCGTAGATTATCAAGAGAGTATTGAAGTACTCAGCCAAGAACAACAGCGTGAGAAATGGGATTGGGAAGTCTCTAACGGATACAAAGACAAAGCCGACATTCTGATGGAGCAGAACCCTGACAAGTTCACAACCAGAGAAGAGGCTCAGACATATCTTGCAGAACGATCTTCATTACCAGCTGAAACAGATTTGTTTGGAAGTTTCGTAGATAATGCGTAAATGTACACTCTGCCAGAGTGGAAGGAGATGGGGTTGCTCAGACGGCAACCCTTTATGGGTGTTTAGCCCGATTTGGTAAGGGAGCAGGCCGTAACCCTGTTTAACAAGTAGGTTCGAATCCTTCAGCACCCACTAATAAATTATGCCTAACAAAGACGAAATATTAGCCGCTCAATTCTCGGCAGCATACCGGAAAGCATCCCGCAAGCTGACTGCTATTCTTATAGCACAGCCAGATCCACTAAAGGCTCTGCTCAATACTGACATAGAAGCATATTACCTGGCAGAAATGGCCGGTACGATTGATGCGACTCTATTAGGCTACAGTGATGTACTCAAAGAGATGATAGGCTCCAAAGCTATTACACAAGCTGAGCTCACTGCATTGGTAGAGTTTGACAGGGCTACTTACACGAGCTTTCTAAAAGGTGCATCAGGTCAAGTAAAGGCTGAGCTGTTACGTGGCGTGGTAGGCCGATTCTCTGAGCAAGAGCTTGTTGCAAGTTTGGAAGGACTCAGCGGATTAAGTGGCCCACAGATCGAGACAGTAGTAAACACTGCTGTAAATGTATTCTCCCGCACAGTCGGAGCAATACAGGCCGAACGCTTACCAGCTTCTGTTAAGTACGTTTATATTGGGCCTGTAGACGATAAGACCCGTGATATATGCCTTGCTATGGTGTCGGCCGGTGCATTAACCAGGGATGAGATAGAAACTCAATTCCCCGGTAGTATGATCGATGGTGGTGGCTGGAATTGTCGGCACAGATGGGAACGTGAAGTAACACAAGGCCAGAGCGATACAAAGAAAGCACGGGCAGAGATATTTACACGGGATCAGCAAGGGAAATGGAAAGAGCCACAGACAATTAAGGAACAGCGTGAACCTAACCCTCTCTAATAACTTCCTGAACAAACTCGGTACTCTTGTATCCGTAAAGGTACGAGAGCATACCAAGAGCGGTAAGGATGTGGACAATGGCACGTTCGACCAGTACACAAGCAGTTATGCAACACGCAAGGCAGCAGGGAAGATCAAGAGACAGACCTCTACTCAGACGAACCCGCCTGACCTTACTCTATCAAGCGATATGCTGAGAGACTTACAAGTCCGAGGTACGGGGGTTAATAAAGTCCTAATAGGATGGGCCGGTGTATTCGCGCAGAGGGTAGCGCAGAACGAATCCAGAGGCCGTATTATCAGCAAGGTGAACAAAGTATTTACCACAGAGATTACTGATCTAGTAGAGCGACAATTCAGAAACGAATTAGACCGCTTAACGCGAAAAGATAATTCTACCGAGATTGTCAAAATAAGGCTTTGATTATTTGTCTTATTGTATTATATTATGAGCAGATTTAAATGGAAAAAAGGAACTATTGAACCGATACCAGACTATAAAGATCGGCGTTACTTGCAAAAAGCAGAAGGATTAGTTAGCCTTATTCACATTGACCGGAAGAAGTGGGAGAAGATATTTGGCGCTGGGGTTGGTCGTCCTAGTGCCTTAATTTCAGATAAAGGATTAAATAATGACTCAAGGACCTAGCGAGCCTGTAACAGCTACCGGGACCGGCGATCCTCAACCAGCCACAGGGGTTACTCCACCTGATACGGGGTCTGCAAATCAATTTGATGCGGGATACGGCAAAGGGGCCGACAAAGGGCGTAGAGAAGTCTTAGAGGCGTTAGGGTATAAGAACCTGGACGATGCAAAGACCGCTATCGAGGCCCGTAAAGCTGCTGAAACCGATGCACTCAAAGAACAGAACAAGTACAAAGAATTGTACGAGACTACTACCAGCGATCACGAAGTATTCAAGGCAGATGCCGAATTATGGAAAGCTGATTCAGAGCGGTGGAACTCTTACAAGACGGACAAGCGAACAGCCTTACTAGACGGTATGTCAGACGACGACAAAGCTATTTACGGGGATCTTTCATTGGAAGCCCTGGAAAAGCACGTTGCCAAGCTGCCGACTACTAAAGGATCTACCGCCCCGCCTCCGGGTTCTGGTGCAAAGGTATTATCAACCACCCAAGAAGCTGCCGCCGCATTCGCACGTAAAGAAATAACTATTGATGAATATGCGAAGATACGATCCCAAAATTTACCGGGGACTATTTAGGTCCACCATCGGCGTGTCAGGCTTAGAAAAGGCTGGCAGACGAGTAGAGACATCTTTCGATAAAGACGGCAAGCAAGTGTTTGTCCTTGATCGCAAAGAAGTTATACGAGCCGAGGATGGTGTGGCACTGTCTACCGGTCAGGATAAACTTCCGAGTGAAAGGAAATAAACATGGCTACTGCTGGTGATACAAGCTATATTGCAGGTGGATTACTTGAAGTAATTGCTGCCGATGCTATTATGGCTTTTCGTGGTTCTAAAGTAACTGCGAATTTAGTTAAAAACGAATACCGCCCCGTTGCGGAGACAATTTCTGTTCCTGTATGGAATAATGGAACTGCTAAGATTGATTCCGGTGATGTAACCGGAGTAACAGACGGGACTATAATTAGCCCTGCCAATCTGAACTCAGATAAGAAAACAATCACGCTTGCCCCTTTTGCAGTGCGGTCTGACTTGTATGATGACACTGTAAACTCTAACGCTGATAACCCCCAGGGTCGTTTAGGAATCTTTTTAGGTGAAGCCATTGCTTCCTACGTTGATTCCCAGTTAAACGCTTTGTTTGCCGGTTTAAGTACTACTGTTGGAACCTCAACAAGTGCTTTAACAATCGACAACCTGTTTTCAGCTATCAAGAATATGAAGTCCTTACCTTCTGCCCCTAAACCTTACTCTGCTGTCTTACAGGAAGCACAGATTTGGGGCAGCTTGGGTATAATGAATGACCTCGTAACGACTACCCAGTTCGGCGGATCTCCTGCATTACAGCAAGAAGGTCTAATGACTGGCTGGGTGAATCGTATCGCAGGAATTGACATCTATCATAGCCCTGAGTTTACCGAAACATCCAGTGCTGTAATGGGTGGTATCTTCTCCAAAGATGCCCTAGCACTTGGCTGGGCTGGACCTTCCAACATGATTAAGATGGAGACTGACCGAGAGATCGCTTACCTCCGTGATATCTATGTTGCTTCTATCTTCTTCGGTGTAATCGAAGCGGTAGACGATTGGGGTTGCATGGTTCACACAAGGACTACTGTATAAATGCAATCAAACGTATTGGTCGGGGTATCTACTTACCCCGGCCATTATTATTGTCGTGATAAGTTTATAGCCACTATCCAGGCTCTTAATTGTGATGTGTTCTTGATCTGGAATGGTGAAGGGAAGCCAAATAAGATATTCCCTAAGTCCTGGAAGATAGAGAACTATAAGGTGAGGCATGGTGAACGTGGCCTGGATGTTCTGCGGAATAAGCAGAATGTTATACGTGATTATTTTGTACGCAATAAGAAATATACACATTTATTTATGGCTGAGAGCGATAACTTTTTCCCATCTAATATTATTAAAAAGTTCCTGAATTACAAAAAAGATATGGTAACGGGCTTATACTTTGTAGAAGCGAATAGCGGTTATACACTTCCCTTAGAATCTAAGACTCGGGAGAAGTACCGTAAGGTCTTCGAGGAGTACGACGGGCAAGAGGTAGTAGCTTTTACGTTTAAGACACTGCCTTGCGTATGGGATCTAAAGGACGGTGAAGCATCATTCTGGCAGTTTAATGATTGGATTTATAAACGAGGGCTACAGAGGATATTTGCTGCCGGGCTTGGAGCGGTATTATTTCGCAGGAAGGTATTAGAGAACTGTAAGTTTAGACTCAAGAAAGAAGATGACCCTCACCAGCAATTTACTGATTTTATGTTATATTGGGATGCCTATAGACTGGGCTATGAATTATGGCTTGATGGTGATATGTTTGTAGGACACGAACATGATAATGAAGATACGTTTATCCAAAAAAAATGGTTTGATGCAACTGATTTAAGCGTAACAAATAGGAAAGATGCTTTATGAGTACTATAAACGCAGCATTTAAATTTGCAAACTCTGTGACAACAGCAACCCGGAACAATGCTGGCTTCCAGGCTTCCAGCTTTGCGAACAATCGTAATACATTGATGCGAAACATTATGAGGATCCCTGGTGCGCCTGGTATCTCTTTAAATACTCGTTTAGGTATTTGGGGTGATGCTATCGGTGGCGGGACTTCACGAAACTTTGTGGTTGACCGATCAGGCAATTATGTAATGAACAGAAGCGGGCTTCCCGTAATAACCAGGGGTTGATAATGAGATACTTACTTTTACTTTTATGCGGGTTCATATTCGCGCAGACAACATCTTTTGATGATGCTGAGATAGAGCAGTACACGGTTAATACTCTAACCCCTGCTGATACTGTGCTAATCGACTTTGACGAATACCCCCGACAGCTGATTACCTTATCTGCCGATGTTACATTTAGCATAGTAAACCCGGTAAACGGCGGGAGTATTCAGCTAATCGTTAGAGGTAATAAAGCCCCTTTTGCCAATATCAACTGGCAGCAGTCTAACCCTTTATGGATGGGTGACATAACTCAGCGTGTACCATTCGAAAAGACGATCATGTTTGAGCTTGTGGCATACGGTACAGCAACCAACTTTGTCTTAATCCGCCAGGTTGTTTCTTTGCCTAACGATGCTTGGGACACGACCGACGACCATACCATACAATCCAATTACCCTATCGTTACAGAC